GTATGACAGCAAGGCAAAGCCGCACCATCAAAGCCTGGAAGGGCAGCGGCTCGCAGCTAACCCGGCGGTCGCCCGGCAGATCGAGGCCTTGCAGCTGGCTAGTGAGGCGATGAGACATGCAACACCCGCAGCGTTGCGTAGTTTAGTCATCCAGCAGCTGACCGAACATGCCATCGATCCTGGCATCCAGCCGGCGCAGCGACTCCAGGCGTTGAAGCTGCTAGGCACAGTCACGGAGGTGGCTGCATTTACCGAGCGGCGGGAGATTATCAAGACGACAGACCCGGCGACGGCAAAGGCGGCACTATTGGAAACATTGAGGCAAGCACTCAAGGCGTCCAGCATCGATGCTGAAATTGTTGAATCAAAACAACCACCTATTGAGGATGCAACGATCATCGAATCCGCTGCCATCCTGGCGCCGGACGTCGAAACCTTGCCCAGCCCAGCTGATGACAGCACCGCGCCCGGGTGCCCGGACGCCCAGCGCGAAGGCCAGGATGGCGACCCCACCGGCCCGGCGCCCCCCGCGCGCGCGAGCGCAGGCGACCGCACTATGCTTAGTAATCCACACACCCGATCTCTATCAGAATCCGCCTCCCAAATCGGATCCCCAGCTGCTCCAACCGAAGCTATCTCTAACACTGTTAGTGATGCACTGCACAATGAGCAGAGATAAAACCCCGTGTTTTTTGACACCCTTCAGAGTGTGTTGCAATGCACAATAAGTGATGAGGGGGGGTGGGGTGTTGAAAAGTTTGGTATCTATAACAGTGTTAGAGATAGAAACACCCCCCGGTAGTGAAAAGGGACCGTATGTATAACGTAGTAAGTGTGTCTGGTGGGAAGGACTCTACGGCGCTTCTCTTGTTGGCTATAGAGAGAGGGGTGGAGAATCTGGAGGCATGGTTTGCAGATACTGGGCACGAGCATCATCAGACGTATGAGTACATAGACTACCTATCTAGGAACTTGTGGCCGGTTAGGACGATCAGGGCTGACTTCTCTATGCAGATTGAAAGGAAGCGTGCGTTCGTGGCTACAAAGTGGCGCGAGCAAGGAGTGCCGGAAGATAGGGTACTAAAGGCTCTTGAGACTCTAGTTCCTACCGGCATACCTTTTCTTGACCTGTGCTTATGGAAGGGCCGGTTTCCGTCTACCAAGGCGCGATTCTGTTCTGAGGAGTTGAAGCGAAACCCTATCGTGGAGGCCCAGATAGAGCTTTTAGATGCTGGCAATGAGATCTGGTCATGGCAAGGAGTCAGAGCAGATGAAAGCCTTGCCAGACGCGATCTCCCAGAACTGGATGAGGTTGGTGGTGGACTGTGGAACTATCGTCCAATCCTGAAGTGGACAGCAGATGACTGCTTTGCCATGCACAAGAAACACGGCATCAAGCACAACCCGCTCTATGAACAAGGCATGGGCAGAGTAGGTTGTATGCCTTGCATCCATGCTAGGAAAGACGAACTACTGGAGATCAGCAAGCGGTTTCCAGAGGAAGTTGAACGGGTTGCAAAATGGGAGCGGTTGGTAAGCGCAGCAAGCAAGCGTGGCAGTAGCACTTTTGGCGTAGGTGTTGACGTAAGCGTTTCAAGCATCCATTCAGTTGTTGAGTGGGCTAAAACCAGTCATGGCGGCAAGCAATACGACTTTCTACGGATGGGAGAAGGCCCGTCCTGCTCATCTATTTACGGCCTATGCGAGTGAGGAAAGAGATGTCGCCAGCACAGAGGAACATCTACATCGCTATTGATGAGTGGTGGAAGAAGTTTGGATTTGCGCCCTCGATAGATGATGTGATGCTTGTCACCGGGGAAAAGGGACGAGGTAACGTAGCCAGGAAGATCAAGATCCTGATTGAGATGGGACTACTTAAGCGAACTTATAAAAGGCAGCGAAGCATTCGGCCTTCCTATCTGAAGGTGCGTGACATCATATGAAGGACGAGCTGTTTGAGCTGTTAGGGAAGATGTCGGACGCCCAACTGGCGAAGGTCATTGAAAGCCTTCCTGATGGCCAAAGAGATCATCTTGCCCAGATAGCAGAACAGTACGGAGCCGCCATTCAACGTGAGCGCGGCCAAAAGCACTTCATGGAATTTGTGAAAGTGATGTGGCCAAACTTCATCGCCGGCAAACATCACTCTGTTATGGCCGAAGCCTTTGAGCGCGTAGCCAAGGGGGAACTAAAGCGTCTCATCATTAACATGCCGCCGCGGCACACAAAGTCAGAGTTTGCCTCTTACCTCCTTCCGGCTTGGTTCTTGGGTAAGTTCCCCCACAAAAAGATCATCCAGTCATCCAATACGGCAGAACTGGCCGTTGGGTTTGGACGAAAGGTAAGGAACCTGGTCGATGGCGAGAACTACTCCAAGGTTTTCCCAAATGTCGCGTTAAGACACGACTCCAAAGCCGCCGGCAGGTGGTCTACAAACGCCAACGGAGAGTATTTTGCTATTGGCGTAGGCGGTACGGTGACGGGAAAGGGCGCCGATCTGCTGATTATTGATGACCCGCACTCGGAACAAGAGGCCAAACTGGCAGAGGCAGACCCATCTATCTTTGATACGGTCTATGAGTGGTACACATCCGGCCCGAGACAACGCTTACAGCCCGGCGGGGCAATCGTAATCGTGATGACACGGTGGTCAAAACGCGATTTAACAGGCCGAGTAATCAAAGATTCTGTCCAAAGAGGGGGTGACGAGTGGGAATTGATTGAATTTCCTGCGCTTTTGCCCTCAGACAACCCACTTTGGCCTGAATTTTGGTCATATGAGGAGCTTTCTGCCCTAAGATCCGAGCTTCCCAACAGCAAATGGCAGGCTCAGTACCAACAAAACCCAACTTCCGAGAGCGCCGCCATTGTCAAACGCGAGTGGTGGAGGATCTGGGACAGCGACTCACCCCCATATTGCGACTTTACCCTCATGGCGTGGGATACCGCATTTGAAAAGTCTAACCGCGCAGACTATTCGGCATGCACAATATGGGGAGTGTTCTACCACCCAGACGATACGGGACGAGAACAGGCCAACATCATCTTGCTTAACGCTGTTAGAGATAGGGTAGAGTTCCCGGAACTGAAAAAAATGGTTTTGCGGCTGACCGAGCAGTGGGAGCCAGACAGTACGATCATTGAAAAGAAAGCCAGCGGGGCGCCGCTCATCTATGAACTAAGAGCCATGGGCATCCCCGTGCAGGAATTTACGCCAGTCAGGGGTAACGATAAGATCACTCGGCTAAATGCGGTGTCGGACCTGTTTGCCTCCGGGAGGGTGTGGGCGCCCAACACAAATTGGGCAGAAGAAGTGATGGATGAGGTAGCATCATTCCCATCTGGCGAACACGATGACTATGTAGATACCGTTTCGCTGGCACTGATGCGTTTTCGCAAAGGCGGATACATCAAAACCGACCTGGACGAAGACGAAGACGTAAAGTCATTTCGACGCAAGCCGGTTTATTACTAAGGATAAAACATGGCAATCGATAAAGCACTCTATCAGGACACTCCCATTGAGGACGTGGAACCGATTGAGATTGAGATTGAAGACCCCGAGTCGGTTGCCATCAAGGCGGGCGACATGGAAATCATTCTGGAACCCGAGCCGGAAACAGCGGAGGACTTTGACGCTAACTTGGCCGAGTACATGCCAGATGATGAACTGACAGAGTTGGCCACCGAACTGCTATCCGACTACCAGTCCGACGTAGACAGCAGGAAAGACTGGATACAAACGTATGTAGACGGCATCCAGCTGCTTGGCATGAAGCTCGAAGATCGAACGGAGCCATGGCCAGGTGCGTGCGGTGTGTATCACCCCCTTTTGGCGGAAGCACTGGTCAAGTTCCAGTCTGAAACCATTATGGAGACGTTTCCTGCCCAAGGTCCGGTTAAAACACAAGTCATCGGCAAGGAAGATAGTGAAACGCGAGACGCAGCCACGCGCGTCAAAGACGACATGAACTATCAACTGACCGAGCGGATGCCGGAGTACAGGCCGGAGCATGAACGGCTGTTGTGGGGCTTGGGTCTGGCGGGCAACGCATTCAAAAAGGTCTATTACGACCCGAGCATCGGACGGCAAACGGCGGTATTTGTTCCTGCCGAGGACATCGTAGTGCCCTATGGTGCTTCAAGCCTTGAGACTGCGGAGCGCGTGACCCATGTGATGCGCAAAACAGAGAACGAGATGAGGAAGCTGCAAGTAAGCGGCTTCTATCGGGACATTGATCTGGGTGATCCAACCGATACGTTTGACGACGTTGAGAAAAAGATTGCCGAGAGGATGGGGTTTCGAGCCAGCAGTGATGACCGATTCAAGATTCTTGAGATGCACGTCACCATTGACCTCAAAGGATATGAAGACAAGGATGAAGAAGGCAACCCAACGGGCATCGGCCTTCCATATGTCATTACCATTGAGAAGCACAGCACCAAAGTCCTGGCCATCAAGCGGAACTGGAACCCGGACGACGACCTAAAGCTCAAGCGCCAGCACTTTGTTCATTACGGCTACGTCCCCGGTTTTGGATTCTATTGTTTTGGCTTGATCCATCTCATCGGCGCGTATTCCAAGGCGGGCACCTCCCTTATTCGGCAGCTGGTGGATGCTGGCACACTTTCTAACCTGCCTGGCGGATTTAAGACCAAAGGGTTGAGGGTCAAAGGAGATGACACGCCTATCGCTCCGGCGGAGTTTAGGGACGTAGACGTCGCCAGCGGGACCATTAAAGACAACATCATGGCCTTGCCCTACAAAGAGCCAAGCCAGGTGTTGGCAGGTTTGATGGACAAGATCATTGATGAGGGCCGACGGTTTGCGTCTGCGGCAGACCTGAAGATCAGTGATATGTCAGCCCAATCCCCAGTAGGGACCACGCTGGCCATTCTGGAGCGCACGCTCAAGATCATGAGTGCGGTGCAAGCTCGCATTCATTATTCCATGCGGCAAGAGTTCCGGCTGCTCAAAGGGATCATCCGGGATTACACCCCGGAGGATTACAGTTACGAGCCGGAGGAGGGGAATCGCCGAGCGAAGAAATCCGACTACGACCGCGTAGACGTGATCCCGGTGTCTGATCCTAACGCGGCCACCATGAGCCAAAAGGTGGTGCAGTACCAAGCGGTGATGCAGCTCGCGCAATCGGCCCCGCAACTCTACGACTTGGCACAGCTCCATCGGCAAATGTTGGAAGTCCTGGGGATCAAGAACGCCCAGAAGTTGGTGAAGTTGGAAGAGGACAATCGCCCCAAGGATCCCATCACTGAAAACATGGATGTGGTTCGCATGAAGCCGCTCAAGGCGTTTGCGTACCAAGACCAACAAGCGCATATCGCCACGCACCAGGCGTTTATGCAAGATCCCATGACGGCCCAAATGATTGGCCAGAACCCGTTGGCCCAACAAATGATGGCCGCACTCCAAGCGCACATCGCCGAGCATTGGGCGTTCATGTACAGAAACATGATCGAACAACAGGTGGGCGCCGCCCTTCCGCCGCCAGACTCCGAGGAGCCACTCCCCGAAGAGTTTGAAGCCGCGCTCTCAAGGATGGTGGCACAGGCTGCACAACAGCTTCTGATGCAAAACCAAGCCAAGGCGCAGCAACAACAGGCGCAGCAACAAGCACAAGACCCGATCCTGCAAATGCAAGCGCAAGAGCTTCAGATCAAAGCCCAGGACGTTCAGCGCAAAGCACAGAAAGACCAGCAGGACGCCCAACTCAAAACGCAGCAGATCCAGATTGAGCAACAAAGAATCGCTTCACAAGAGCGTTCTGCCATGGCGGCCATCCAGTCCAAACAACAAATGGACATGGAGCGCCTTCAGTCCCAAGAGGAAATTGAAGGCATGAAGATTGGCGCACAGATCCAGAAGGACAAAGAGGAGCTGGCATCGAGGGAGGAAATAGAGGGCATGAAAATCGGGGCTAACATTGGGAGAGGTAAATGAGCATTGATTTACTCAAGCATCTATCAGGAAAGTTGCAAGAGGAGATCCGGGTGATTACCGATGACGTGGCGCTTGGAAAGGCCAAAGACTTTGGTGACTACAAGCACGCGGTAGGGATGTTGCGCGGGCTAATGATTGCTAACTCAGTTATTGCCGAAACGGCAGAAAGGTACGAGGAAATCGAATGAGCATCCTGATCGGCACAAACCCCGATGATCCAGGAACAGCAACGGTCTTGCCTGAAACCGCAGAACAAAAGGCAAAACAACTTCCAGATCCTTCTGGGTATCGCATCTTGTGCGCCATCCCAGAGATAGATGAAACATATGACAACGGCATTCTCAAAGCCGGCCTTACGGTGCAACACGAGGAGCTGCTCACCACCGTGCTGTTTGTCATCAAGCTAGGACCAGACTGCTACAAAGATCCAAGCCGTTTTCCAAGTGGCCCTTGGTGCAAGAAAGGGGACTTCATTCTAGTACGCCCCCACGCTGGCACCCGGCTCAAGATTCACGGCAGAGAGTTCCGCATCATTAACGATGATTCAGTCGAGGGTGTCGTAGAAGACCCCCGCGGCATATCACGCAAATAGGAGAAGTGCATGTCTACCAAACCAAACCCGCAAGAGATCACCGTAGAGGTCGAGGGCGCTGAAACCGAGATTGAGGTTGCAGTCGAAGACGATACGCCAGAACCCGACCGTGGTAGAGAGCCGCTTCCCGAAGACATCGTTAAGGAACTCGAAGCCGACGAGCTAGAGGACTACTCGGAAAAGGTGAAGATTCGCCTGAAGCAGATGAAGAAGGTGTGGCATGACGAACGCCGCGCCAAAGAGGCCGCCGACAGAGAGAGGTCAGAGGCGATTACCTTGGCCCAGAAGCTGATGGAAGAAAACAAAAAGCTGAAGGCTAAATCGT